ATGACGTACGACGCAATGATGGCGCGGTTGGGGGAACTAGAAGCTGAGGCGCAGGCCGCAATCGACGCGGGACTGCCCATTCCGGCAGCGAACAAGGCCGAAGCCGCGCGGCTCGAAGCGGCCATTGAGGCAACGCCAGAGCACGCGGCGACGATGACGCGACTGGAGCTGACGCAATACGAGTTGTTGATCTTCGACCTCGACGGGACGTTGATCAGCAGTTACATGGACGATCCGCAGCGGCGCTATGACCGCTGGGAGGTTCTTCCCGGCCGGGTCGCCGCACTCCTCAACCAGCGCGCGAATGGTCGCTCTATGTCGCTCGTCTCCAACCAGGCAGGCGTGGCCTTCGGACACATTGATGCGGGCGAGGTTGAGCAGAAGTTCTGCCAGGTTGCAGCGGCCTTGCGGTTCGGTCATCTGGAGCTGCATGACGGCAGCGGCGTTGTGCGCGAGCTGTATGGCGCATCCCGAACGCCGGGGCTGCTCATCGCGCATGTCTGCTACGCCGATGCGCGCAGCCGTGACCGGCGATACAGCGACCCGGCGCAGGTGGCGCGCCGGAAGCCGAGCGGCGCGATGATCCGCGAAGCGATGGTCGCACAGGGCGCTGGGCCAACGCAGACGCTCTATATCGGGGATCGACCGGAGGACGAGCAGGCAGCGGCAGATGCGGGCGTGGATTTTATGTGGGCAGCCGACTTTTTTGAAAGGATGCGATGATGGCAATCTCAACTGTGGCGGGATATCGTACGATGAGCGAGCAGCTTGGGGTTGACCAGGCGGGGATTGCTGCGGCGCTGCGCCAGATGCCGGTCTTGCGTATCGTGGTTGAGGATTTCCGGCGGCACAACGCCGCCGGACACATCACCATTACGTTTTCGCAAGACGGTCGCACGAAGACGGTGCTTTCGGAGGAGTTTGGATGGTCGTTCCACGCTGGCCGACAGCTACCAACGGCTATTCAGGAGCAGATCGACGGGTTCAAAGCAGGATTGGCCGAGCGGTATCCTGAAACCGGCCTGCTTGATGAGGTATGGAAGTGACCAAGCGGCGCAGCGGCTGGAACAACGCTGCGTCCGCCACCAACGGCAAGGCGGGCGGACGCCCCGCCACGGGCGTCCGCGCCGATGTCGGCGCGGACGCGATGACGCAGCTCGGCGCGCTCGCCGCTGCCGAAGGTTGCTCGGTCGAGGCGCTCGCGGTGCGCTGGCTCGGCGAGCGGATTGCTGCCGAGTGGCTCGCGTATGAACGCGAGCGTGGGATTGGAGCGGACGCGCCGCCGGCGTCGGAGTGGAACGGCGAAGTCCTCTGACAATCCGTTCATCCCACCAAAACAGCTATTGACACAAGCTGTTTTGGTGGTATACTGGTTTTAGGTAAAGCAGTTACTTAGCAAGGAGCACGGCAATGACCCGCACAATTGTCCAGACCGCAATGTACGCATTCACGAAAAAGCCGGAGACAGATCTCGCCCATGGAGCGGTGTATACGCCGCTCCATCCGGAGCATGGCGCGGAGTTCGTCGGGTACAACCAGGACGGCACGGAAGAGTGGACGATTGACGGCGTGATCGCGCCGGACGCGCTGGAGCGGCTGTTTGATACGGACGCGGCAATCGTTGCGTATTATCAGATCGCCCCGCTGAGACTCGCGGACGAGGATTAGACAACCTGGCGTGGCGGCGGGAACACTTCCGCCGCCACGCCAGGAAAAGGAGAGCCATGTCACCACGCGGCCCTAAGCCCGGCGCTGGCGTCTCTGGCGGCGCGGAGGCCGGCAAGCTCGGCGGCAGGCCTGGCAACATCGTCCAGGCCGCCTATAAGATGCAGCAGCTCACCGCGCGCACTTCCAATCGCGCGCGGCTCACCGAAAGCGAACGCGACATTGCCATCCGCTGCCTCCAAGCAGCGTTGCGCGACCTTGAGCCATGACCGACGACTCCGCCGCCTCCGCCGCGCTCAAGGCGCTCATCGTCGCCGCCCGGACGCCCGCGCAGTACCGCGCGCTGGCTGCCGAGCTGGAGCGAATCGCGCTGCTCGTCCGCAGCTATGCGGATGCGGCGGAGCGCGAGCAGAGAAGGCCAGCCACCAGACGCTTGAGATCGTCCACGGCGCGCGGTGGTCGTCCTGCCGCCACCACGGTCTACCTCCAGATCCGGGCCGAAGCCGGACGGCATGAGCCAACCTATACGATCCGGATCGGGCGCGGCATCTACGACGCCTACCAGGCCACGCGCCCCGATCCGAGCGCCCCGCTGCGTCTCGCGCCGCAGGTCGTCGGCAATGAGTTGCGTCTGGCCGAGACGCTCGATGGGTATCTGGTCATGGTCAACGTCGGCGGCGTGCGCCTCAACGTCAACGGCGCACGCGACGCCAGTTCGTCGCTCCCCGCCGAGGTGCGCTGGCCGGCGGTTGTCCGGCTGGGCGGGATTGTCGCGAAGCTGTACTAGGCCACATAATGCAGATTGCTCCTTGACAACTATATAGTTTGTGGTATACTCAACATATCGGAACTATATAGTTGTCAAGGAGCGAACCCATGAAAACCCTCACGATCTACGGCGACTGGCAGGCGATGGAGCGGATCGCGGAACTGCGACCGGGTCAGGTCATCTACCCAGTCCAGCACACAAACATTCGCACCGGCCACGAGTCGATCTCGGTCGATACGCGGCCAGGGCGAACGAACCTGAGCGGCGAGGAGCGCACCGAGGGCTGGCTCGGTACAACCAACGATGTCGCGGCGCATGCGCTCGGCGCATTCGAGGTGGTGAGCGTGCGGACACGCACACTCCGCGACGGACGCGACCGCGCCGACATTCGGGTGCGGTCGTAGTGCCACGCAAAAATCAGAACCTGACGCCGGCAGAGGCGGCACTCCTGCGCGAGATCGCCGCCTACCACGGCCACATAGCCGTCAGTGGGCCGTACGCCGGGCAGGGGAGCGCACTCGCGCTCCAGCTCGCCATCATCGTCGGTGAGGTGCAGCTCGTCAGCCTGGAGGAGGACGAGTTGGCGCTCGTCGTGCCGTGGCTCCGCGCGCAAGCGGACGCGCTCCCGGACGGCGTGCTGCGCGACGCCCTGCTCGGCATTGCCTACGGCCTGGCGCTCGTGCTGCCGGCAGCGACCGAATCAGGCCCGCCCTCGGGCGAGGGCGGGCCAATTGACACACTGGAGGGGTGAGTCCCCTCTGCGCGCAAACACCCGCGTTCTCCGAGCGAGAACGCGGGTGTTTTTATGGGGAACTTCCTGCAATCAGCGGCAACCACGCCCGCACCACCGGACGCACCCCCACCACCACCCGCGCCAGCGCGCGCCCGTCTCCGTCAACGACCGTCAGCGTATCGCCCGGATCGGCCAGCGCCGCATCGTCCCACGGCGGCGGGCCGGCGGGGATGGTCAGTGTGCCGGGCATCGGGTAGACCATGGTCAATCCGTCGTGCTGCCAGATGAGGCGGGCGTCGGGTGGGCCGAACCAGGCGACGGCGAGGCGCGGGCCGTCCCAGTGCACGCTGAGGTGGGTGGTGGGCCGGGGCGGATCGCCGGTTACGGCGTGGGCGGGGAGGAGCGTCCACAGCGTCCAGCAGGTCAGGGCGAGCGTGAGGAGGAGCGCAAGCAGAGCCAGCAACACGGCGCGGATCATGGAAGTACCTCCAGCGGCATGGCGGTGGGCATGTGCTACCCCTCCAGAAACGTCGCTGTGATGGAGTAGGTGCGGTTCGGTGCTGCGAGCGTGGGGCTGTCGGTGAGCCATGCGCTCGATGACGTCGCGCGCTCGTCGCTCCCAGTGGCGGTATAGGCGATGGTCGGCGATCCGGCGTTGCCGTCGCGCCGGAAGACCCCGACCCAGTAGTACGCTCCGGCAGTCGTTGGGACTCCGAGCGGCAGCGTGAGCCAGCGGCGCGTCGTGGTGAGATAGGCATCGAACGCCTGCGTGACCGGCAACAAGCTCAGGAGGTCGCCGGGTGCGCCACTCACATCGCTATAGCAGGCCGCGCCAAACCCAAACACGTTACTGCTGTTGCCGGCCAGGGCGGCCGAGACTGACGCGATCAGGCCGTCGGATGCGCCCGCCTGGAGGCGGGTGAGGTAGACCGCCCATGCGCTCATCGCCTCCGTCGAGCCGCCCACGCTCGACGTGCCGCGCGTGGCCCGCACCACCCCGCGCGCGCCCGGCTCCCAGCGACTGTTGGCGCTGCTCCACACGAGCACCTGCCCGGCACTCGGCGCAACGTTCTGCACCGCGCGGCTCTGGATGGCGACGACGCTGGGATTCGGGTAGGTCCCGCCGAGATCGCCGCCGGCCGCCCCGCTCGGGGGGCCGCCCCCGCCGCCGCTCACCGTGGCTGGCACCCAGGCCGTGCCATTCCATTGCGGCACCTGACCGGAGGCAGCTCCGCTCTGGGTCAGGTCGCCCAGCGGGTGCGTGTGGGCGGCTCCTGCGTAGGGCACGCCCGCACCGGCCGGGGGGAGTTGCCGACCGGCGAGTTGTCCGACCACCTGCTGGGCGGGCAGGTTGAGTTTGGCGAGCGCGTCCTCAATGATTCGTGCGAGGGTCGTGCTGACACCTGTCATCATGCCTCCTCGATGACCTCGATCCAGGGAGCGGTGTTGCCATCCGTCATTCCCGCAGGCCCAAGGATCGTCTGCCAGGTCACGCCGTCCGTCGTCCAGCCAATGGCAACCGCAGTTGCGGCACGGTCGAGTGCGGCGACGATCTGCCGGTCACGTTGCCCAGCGCGGATCGCGCTATAGGTCGAGCCGGGGTTCGCAACCGTGGTGACAACCGGCGTGCCAAGCACATCCGCGGTGCGCGCGATCCCGCCGCCGGTTTGGAGCGCGTAGGCTCCGTGGGTTGCCCCGGCGATCCCTCCTCCGCCTGCGCCCGTTGCCACCACGGGTGGCTGTCCACTTGCCACATCGGTGCGGGCGCGCAGATTGCCCGCGTTGTCGGCGCTCACAACGCCGGGCGTAGGCGGCAGGGTGTCGTGCACGATGGATGATCCAATGCTTGACCCCGCTGGTACGGTCAGGCTATTGTCGGTCTCGATGATCGCCAACATGCCAGCGGTTGAGCCACTCGTGAGGCGCAGCACAATAGCGCGCCCGTTCGTGGTGGCAATGGGGGCGAGCGGAAGAGCTGTGCTGTGCGTCGTCGCACTGGTCACGGTGGCGCCGGCGCCGCGCCAGATCCGGCCTCGGTTGATGTTGGGGGCATCGAAGTAGCCGCCGGCGATGATCCACCCGCCGGTCACAAGCCAGCACGCACCGCGAGCAATCGTGATGCGGCCGCCAATGCCGGCGGCAAGATCACCGCCGGAGAGGGCGATGCCGGTCCATGTTTGACCGGCATCGGTGGTAGCGTACAGGACGGGCGCGGTGCCACTCGACGGGCGGATATCCTGTCCCGTCGTGCCGTAGATCCATGCGTTCGCGTCGCTGTTGCCAATTAGCAACCACTCGCGGACATTAAATGGGTTGACAACCAGACTGTCCCAGTACCAGCCTGACTGCGGCGGCACAATGGCCGTCCAGGCGTTGGTGGTGGGGTCGTAGCGCCAGAGGCGGTCGGCACCGCCGCTCGCCCCGCGCGGCAAGAGGACGAAGCGCGCCGGCACCGGCACCCCAGCCGTCGCCAGGCGCGTCATGTGCGCCTGCGCCCCGCTCGGCAGTGCCCGCATCCGCCCAAGCCACCCCGCTGCGCCACTGGTGCCCGCGCCGAGGATCGCTTTGTAGACCCCGCCCGTCCCGCTGCCCTCGCTGTCGAAGGCCGAGACATAGGCAACGGGGGCGAGGCGACTGGCTTCGATGTGCTGTGCGGTGCCGGCGGGCAGGGTTCCTGCCTGGGTCGGTGTCACGCCGGTGAGCGCATCGGCCACCCACACGCGGCCCGCCTGGTCGATGGCCACGACGCGCGGGCTGGCTGGCTCGTAGGCGTCGGTGAGCGCCACCCCCCGAATCTCGCTCACGGTTGGCGACACACTCGGGAAGGTCACGCTTACCGGCGCTGCCGCATCGATCCGTCGCAGCGGCGAGCCGCTGAAACTTCCGGTCAGCGCGACCCACGTCACCTGCCCGTCGTCACTCCGAGCGACCCACCGAATCGTCGCGCCGCTGGGAGCGGTCCAGAGCGTCGCCCAGCTTGTGCCGGGCGAGGTGCCATCCGGGCGGAACGTGTTGTACAGGGTGCCACCGGCGGCGACAATCAGGCTGTTAGCGAGCGCGGGGTCTTCGACGATGCAGGTGATGGACGCCGGCAGCATGCCCCAGCTCCCCCACGTCGCACCGCCGTCGAGGGAGCGTTCCAGCGCCGTTCCGCGCGCGCGCCACTGGCGTATAGCATTGAGCGGGTTGGTGAAGAGTGCCGTGATACCCGTTGTGGCCGCACCGCGCGCCTCGGAGGCGCTGGCGAGCAGATCACGGGTGCGCCGCACCTGGGTGGTGCTGGCGAAAGTTGCGCCGTAGGTGGCGGCATCGGTCGCAGGAGCGCCCGGCCAGACGCCGGCCCCCTGGGCGGCCAGCGTCGTGGTCTGCACCTCGTCGCGCCAGGTCTGCCCGCCGTCGCCGGTGGCGCTCACGATGCTGCCGCCAGCGACGATCAGGGCCTCGCGCTGCGGCACGGTAGTGGGGTCGCCGGTCAGCGGCAGGGTGATCGTCGCCGTGTCGGTCTTGCTGTTCGTGCTCGTCACGGTGAGGCTGATGGTGGCGGGCGAGTTGGCCTGCGGGAAGACAAACACCGCGCGCGGTCCCGTCGCCGTCGTCGCCGTCCCGCTCACGACGCTGGTCGAGGTGGACCAGGCGGAGCTTTCAATCGTCCCATCGGGCGCGTAGGAGCCGCTGCCGTCGCAGGAAACGACGGCGACGGGCACGCCGTCGAGGGTTTCGAGGTCGATCTCGACCCGGATGGCAGCCACCGGCGGCGGGAGGAGCGAGTAGCCCGATGATCCCACGCCACCGTCGAGCACGATGCGCTGGTCGAATTTCCCGGCGCGCCGGTCGAGCGTCGTGACCAGGCTGTAGAGGAAGAAGAGCGTGGTGCCGGTGTAACGGATGCCCGGATCGCGAATGCCGATGGTCTGCCCGATTCGCAGGCGCGGGTCGGCGCGCAGCCGCCCTTCGACCGTGTTGGGAACCCGGTTGTAGACGCCGGCGAGGCGCTGTGCAACCGCCGTCACGTCGGCGATATACTCCAAGAGTTTAAGCGCGAACGATTGCCGGGCCACGACGCCGGCATAGAGCGCGTGGGGCGCGCGGAAGACATCGAACAGCAGCGCGCCCTCGACGCCGGTGGCGGCACCCTCGACGCGGATCTCGTTGCGCACCTGGTTGCCGTCCTGACGCCGGACGGGTGCGCCATCCACCAGGAGCGCCCCGCCCACCGCGGCATCGCCGCGCGTGAGCACGCGCGCGGGCGCCCCGCTGGGACGCCGCTCAATGGGGGTGAGGCGCGCCGTGCCGCCGGCGTCCGCGTAGGCCCACAGCCCGGCCGTGCCGGCGATGTCTTGGATGGCGGCATACGCCGTGGTGTTGGTCCACGCGACCGACGTGAGCAGCCCCAGGCGCCACGCGGTGCTGGGATTCGACGGGCGTCCAATCACCGGGATCTGGGCACGGGGATTGCCGCCGAAGGTCGCCAGGATCTGCTGGATAGCCGCTTGTGCGGTGACGTCGTTGAGCGGGCTGGTGGCAATATCCTGCTGTTCGCGCGTGCTCTTCCACAGCACGTCGGCGCACTGAAGCTGCCAGGTGTCCGGGTAGGATGAGTCCTCGGGCGTCACCACGTAGCCGGTAAAGCCGGGGAGCTCGAGCCGGCCGAGGCCGGGAGCTTCATACCCCCAGCTCCAGCTAATCGGTGTCTCGGGCCGTGGCTCGACCGGCAGGTCGCCGGCGATCTCGACCGTCGCCGAGCTGACACCCTGCCCGTAGGCCGCGTTGACCGTTGCGGTCATGATACGCCGGCTGTCCACGCGCCGGCCGCCGAGCGTCATGGTGATCACTGGCTCGACGAGCGGGGCGGCCAGCAGTTGATCCATCGTCGGCATGGCTTACCCGCTGATGTAGCGAAAGGTGAGCTTCGCCCGATAGACGCCGCTCGTGGTGGACACCACGCGCACCGGCGTAGCCCCCACCAGGAGCGCCGTGCAACTGCGCCCATCGTCGCTCAGCAACGCGCCGGCCCGCCCGAAGAGCGCCACGAGGCTATCGCGGGTCGCACGCACACTCGTCTGGGCCGTCACGCTCAGGAGTTGGGCGGTCACGCCGCCGACGCCGACCGGCCCGGCCTGCTGTCCGCCAAGACCCACCTCGGCCGTGTGAACGAGGTCGAAACCGAACCACTCATCGTAGATCGGCCCGCCGTCGAAGATATCGAAGCTAATGCCCGCAAAACTCCACATCGCTGCCTCCTACGGGCGCGGCCCGGCCGCGCCGGGTGCGCTCGGCGGCTGCGTGACGGCCACGCGCGTCAGGTCCTGGTTCAGCAGCTGCTCGATGCGCGGATAACTGACCTCGGCAAGCACGCGCCCGTCGGCGATCCACTGCTGCACGCCGAACTCGATGATGAGCTGCATGGGGCGCGGCGGCGCAACCGCCAGCGGTCCAGCGGCATCTGCGGGCGCCGGCACCAAGGAGCGGTCAGGCAGCGCTGCGCCGAAACCACCGGCGGGCACACCCCGGATGGCGGCCCGCGCCGCGATCGTGTCTTGCTGGCGGTTCACGCGCACCCCCTGATCGCCGAGTCGGTCGTCCACCTCCCGCGCCTGACGCGCCCGCGCCCGGTCGAGATCTTCTTGCGCTCGGCGCTGTTCGCGCGCAAACTCCTCGGCGAGCTGGTCGGCCTCGAATCGCTTCCCCTCCGCCAGCAGGCGCCGCCGTCGCCGCTCGAAGTCTTCGGTCGCGCGCACCTTGCGGACGTCGAAGTCTTCCTGGAGATCGGCGATTCGCTGCTGCGCGTCCCGCTCGATCCGCACCAACTCCTCAGCACTCGTACGCGCGACGTTTTGGAGCTGGAGCGCCGTGCTCTGCCCCGCCCGGACGCGTGCAGCACCGGACCGTTCGGCCTTCGCCGTGGCGCGCTCCTGTTCGGCGGCAAGCTGGCGTTCGGCGAGCTGCAGCTCGGTGCTCTTGGCGATCAGGACATCTTCGGCGGCGCCCTTCGCGCGCAGCGCGGCCAGCTCTTCGCGGTAGAGACGGACGCGGCCGGCGGTGTCCGCGAGCGCGAGTTGCTGTTGCCGGCGGGCCTCGTCGGCGCGCCGGATCTCCTCCTGGATGCGATCAAAGTCGTCGAGCGTGCTTCCCTGCCGGCCCGGCGCGCCGATGATCGTGCCGCGCCCGTCAGTGAGGTCGCGGGTCTGTGCCTGCTGGGCGAGGAGCTGCTGCTCGCGCAGCTTCTGGCTTGCCGCCTCGGTGGTCGATGCAAGCTGCACCTGGCGGCTAATGATCTGTCCGATCTGTCCGCCCAGCTCAGGATAGCGGGCTGCCAGCGCGGCGGCCTCCTGGCCCTGCGTGGCCTGGCCGGTGGCCACCCGCAACGCGGCGGCCTCCAGGTCGCGGTTGAAGGCGCTGAGCCGGTCGGTGGCGAGCTGCTGCTGCTGCTTCTGGACAATGTCGGCGGCCGCCAGTGTGATGGTGTCGCGTGCAACCGCGTTATAGGCCGCCTGGCGGTCCGCAGCCGCCTGCACGGCGCTCTGGGCCGCGACAAACGCCCCCGACACCGCCGCGACGGCAGGTACCGCCTCCTGGCTGGTGCGGGTGACGACGGCGGTCTGCGTCCCCACTGCGAAGATTCCCTGGAGGATACCGCCGAATGGGCTGCTGCCGCCAAAGTTGCCTTCCTGGAACCCACGGCGGAAGATCGCGGATTTTGCGTTCAGCTCGTCGAATGACGGGATGAGATCGCCCCGCAGCACGCGCGCCAGCCCTCGGGTCGCCGAGGACTGCGCCTCGATGAGCGGCACGCCGGCGGCGGCCAGCTCGCCCTGGGCGATCTTCAGTTCTTCGGCGGCGACCGCTGCGTCTTTGAGCGCGCCGGCAGTACCCTGCGTGCCCACGGCGAGCAGCGCGGCATCGGCCCCGGCCCGCTTGAGGTAGTCGGCAACGACCTTGACCGGGTCCTGGCCCTGCTCGATTGCCACCTTCATGGCGTGGGCCTCGCGGGCCGGGACGTTGAACAGCTCCTTGATCGAGGTGACGTCGCCCGTCGCCAGCTCGCGGATCGCGCGGGCCGCTTCGGAGATCGGCTTTTCGGGGGCGGTGGCCTGGAGGAGCTGGAAGGTCTGGAGGGTTTCGAAGGTCGAGGCGTTCGACTGCCGCAGAACCGGGATGCCCGCCTGGAGGCTGGCGGCAAGCTGCTCCTGGGTGAGCTTGTACTGCCGGGCGAACTGCTGGGCCTCAGCCTGCACCTGCCCATAGTCGCGGAACTGTTGCACCTGGATCGCCACCCCGGCGTTGGTCACGTCGAGCTGGGCTGTGAACGCCAGCGCCTCGCCGAACGACTGCGCCACCTGGGTGACAGCGGCGATCGCGGCGGTGGCCGCTGCGGCTGGACCGACCACGCCGGCCAGCCCGCTCTTGAACTGCGTCACGTACTGCGTGAGCGCTGCTTGGGGCGGTGCCGCCGCCCGATCCGCTGCTGCCTTCTGGGCGAGCAATTGGTTGTAGCGCGCGGTTCCGGCGGCGGTCTGGGCGAGCTGCGCCTGGATGCGTTGGAGCGCACCCTGGTGATCGCCGGTCGCACGAGCGGCGCGGATCTCCGAGTCGGCGAGCTGCTGGGCTTCGCGCGCCGCGCGCCCCTGGACGGCGAGGTAGGCCGTCTCGGCTTGGGTGGCCGCCACCGTCTCGCGGTTGACGGCGGTGAGCGCCGCCACCAACACCCGCTGCGCCTGCTCGGTTTGCCCAGCGGCCTGGGCGAGGCGGGCCAGTGCCTGGGCGTGGCTCAGCGCCCGGCGCTCGGCCTCCTGCTGGCTCGCCCCGGTGGCCTTGGCCTCGGCGATCAACTCGCGGAAGCGCTGGGCCATCCGCTGGACCTCGGGCGATGCCTGGTCGCGGAGCTGGAGCACAATGGCGGCGGAGCGGTCAGACACAAGTTACCGTTTCTGCTGCAGATGCGTAATGAGGGCGCGGGCGGCGAGCAGGTGGTCGAGCGGCCAGATGGCCAGCTCCCACGGGCGAGTCGGGATTTTGAGCCAGTCCGAGATCGCCGACGCGAGTGTGACATCGCGGAGCGCCGTGTTGGCCGCGAGATAGGCGTCGCGCTCGGGGTCGGCGGCGGCGAGCTCCTCGATCAGTCCTGGCTCATCGAGGAGCTGCGTAAGTTTTTTTGGAGTTCGTCCAGCCGGCGGGTGCGGACGGCGTTCGGCAGCAGCAGCAGCCAGGTCAGCAGGTCGGTCGGCAGATCCTCATCGTCGAGCGTCGCGAGCGCGGCCGCCGGCGTCGAGACAGCGAGCGGTACGCCCACCGGGGTGCGGAAGAACCGCACCAGTGCCGCGCCAAAGGTCGCCCGCGCTGCAGCACACGTTGCACAGCGCGCCTTCGGGTCTGCGCCCGCATCCGCGCGGAGCGCCTGGCAGGCGTCGCACCCTGGCGTGCCGAGGTTCCCTTCGAGCCAGCGATTCATATCGGCGTTCGAGGCGTTCTGCAGGACCTCGATCGTCACGTCCTCGTAGCCCTCCAGCGGGCACGCCTCGGCTTTGTAGATGGCCTTGAACATAACACCTCCGTATGGGGAGCAGGGCACAATCGCCGGCACCGGCGGGTTACTGCGTGCTGATCGTGATCGCGCTGGTCAGCTCCCAGGTGATCTTCCAGTCGTTGGCGTTGTCGTGCGGGCTGCCGAACTCGACGCCTGTGACGGTCGCGCTCGCCGAACACATCGGCTTCCCGGTGCCTTTGCCCTTGCGGTACCAGTTGAGCGTCCCGGTGTCGCCGATCGTGAGCTTCTCCCACTCGGGTGCCGTGGCGTCGTCGTCCAGGCCCGAGAGTTCGGCGGTGCGGTCGGGCGCATCGGCGAGGCTGTCCTTGGCATTGGCGGCGATGTCGCTGCGCGTGCTCACATCGATCTTGTTGCCGCTCTGCTTGACCGAGAAATTGCGGCTGTAGGTCTGAATCTCGACCAGTGCGGTCGGGCCGGTCTTGTCCCACTCGACCACCAGGAACTTGCCCAGGAGCTTCGCCATGTCAGTCCTCCTCGTAGCTGTCATCGACCCGCACGCGCATGCGCTCGGCTCGATACGAACGTCCATCGATGGTTCGGTAGCCCGACTCGCTCGGGCCGATCTGCATCCGGCTGACGTGCGGGTGGAATGCCTCGCCGAGCGCCAGCAGCGCCGCGCGCACCAGATCGTCAAGGCTGTGTTCGGCACCTGCGGCGTTGGCCCCCTTGGGGCGTGGCACGTAGATGGCGACGGTGATCTCGCTCGGGGCGCTGAGTGCGCCCCGCGCATCCGCGATGAGGCTGGTGGAGGCGCTCATCACGGTGGCAATCGCGCCGCCGGCGGGAAAGATGTCTGGCTCGTGGTCGAGCACCGCCACAAAGCGCGGCGTCGGCGGCGTGCCTGCCGTCAAGGCCGTCAACGTGGTCACGGCGAGGGTACGTGCATCGCTGCGCTTCATGAGCGCCGTCCCTGCAATGCGCCGATCACGAGTGCCACGGCGTCGGCCTCCAGTTGGTCAAGCGTGCTGCGCTCGTCGTCGAGGGTGCGCGCCGCCCAGTCGTGATCGCCGCCGCGCGCGAGTTCATAGACGGTGTAGGGTGCCGCCGAGTCGATCAGCGACTCCAGGAGATTGCCGCCGGTCGGGAAGGGGCCGAGCGCGTAGATCGAGTCGGCCATCTGTCCGGTGTTGCGATGCGCGATAGTCTGCGCGTGCTGGGCGAGGCGCTGGGCGGCCTGCTGGAGCAGCGCCGCTGACCGCACACGCACCTGGTCGTCTGCCGTCGCCAACGTACGTAGGAGCTGCTCGAGCTCGCTCGTGTCGGCGCTCATCCGCGTCCAACCTCTGAGAGCGCGCAGACCACGCACGTATCGAGCGTCGCGGCGCCCTGCACGGCATAGCTCTTCCCGCTGACGGTGAGTCCATCGCCATCGCGCAGGTTCGTTCCCCACGGCACAAACCCCGTCCACGCGCCGCGCGCGCCGCCGAGCGCATCGGTGGCGGGCTGGATCGCGGGCGAGCCGGCGACGATCAGCGAGAGCGGGACATTGGTCACCACGCTCACGCCGTCGCGGGTGATGCTGGCGCGGAGGGTCATTCCAGCAGCCTCCAGCGCCCGCAACTCGGCGAGGGTCTCGTCGTCCAGCAGCGGCTCGCTCACCAGACCACCTCATTCCGCACGCTCATACTCCCCGGCCCGGCGCTCTGGGCCGCCGCCGCTTCCGCAGCAGTCCGCGCCCGCATCCGCTGCGCCAGCTCGCGCCAGGCGTCGATCCGCTCCTTCCAGCTCACCGTCAGGCCGCTGGTGAGGCGCACGCTATCGGGCTTCTGCGCGTATTTCTGCACGAGCGCGTCGGCCAGCACCGCAATCCCCGCCGCCTCGCTGCCCGCCCGCGCAAGCACCGCATCGATGTGCTCGTCGGAGTAGATGGCCGCCGCCGCTGACGTGACGTTGGTCAGGCCGAGCGCGTGGCGCGCCCGATCGCGCGCGGTGGGCAGCAGCTCGTTGTAGGTCTGGCTCATCGCCCCTCCCAGCGGCATGGTGCCGCCGCCTCATCGGGAAGCATCTGCCACGACTCCCAGGCCGGACGCGGATAGTCCATGATGCCACCCCGCCGCAGCAGGTCGTCTTCCAGGCCAAACGCATGCCCTAACTCGTGCGCCAGGATTGCATCCGGCGACGCTCCACACCGCAGCCCGCTGTGGCACGGCGCGAGCAGGTGCGCGCGGCTGGTGGTGTAGACGACGCGCGCATCGACTGGCGCGTGCGGCCAGTTCCAGCCGGCATGCCACCCTGCCGGATCGTCCAAATCGACATCCTGCCCGGAGCGGTCGTTGACGACGAGCACGATGGTCAGGTAGCCGGGTTGGCTCTGCGCGACGATGATCGGGTAGCGCACCGGGAGCGTCGTCCGCACCGTTTCCTCACGCACAAGCCGCAGGTTGGGCGAGCAGGTAGCGTGCTGGTTCCAGTAGCGCAGCGCGCTAGAGACTTCGTGCCGCAGCGTCTCGTACCGCTCCGGCGTCGGCGCTTCCCCGTCCGGCACGACCCACACGAGCCGGACGTTGGTGCGGCGCTCGCCGAGCACGAGCGGCAGCGCGGCCTCGTGGCGCATCGTCGCGCCCGCCAGGAGCGGCCAGGCGAGGAAGAGGCGGTTGGTCATGGCGTTTGGTAGTAGCTTTGCATCGCTGCCGCAATGGCAGCGGCCTGGCTCTGGTAACTCGCGCCGGTCGTAACTGCAACGGCGGCGATGCTGCTGTCAGACGCATCGCCGCCGTTGGTGCGGGCACCGATTGAGAGATCGTTGAGCGTCCCGGCCAGCGTGCCCGTGCCGACAGTCGTCCCGTTGAGGATGATTTGGCTGGCCGTCGTACCCGTCACACGCAGCCGCGTGACGGCGGGCGTGGTGGGAATACCGGTACTGGCGGATAAATACGTCGGCGCGAGATATGCCTCCAGTGCTGTATTTCCGCCACTGACGCGGAGATACATGAGCGGATTTGTAGCGCCGACGAGCGCTGGCCGGTTGGAATTTGGAGCGGCTGTATAACAGCCCGCAACGACGATCTCAAATGGGGCGGCAATGGTCAGCGATGCGCTGACATGTTGCTCATTCGCGCGCGTGTTCTGGACGGCGCGCCGTCCATTCAAAACGCCGACGCTCGGTCGATTCGGCGCACTTGACTGCGCCAGCGCAACGCCGCCCACCGTCGCCGTCCAACTCGCGATCGCCCCGCCGTTTGCCGAGAGGCTGCCGCCATACCACGCATACGTCGCATTGCCCAGCGCCGCCAGCAACGCCGCATCGCTCGCGAGCGATATCCCGCACTCGCTCCGCAAGCTCGCCTCGACCGTCGCCGCCTGCGTCGCCGTCAGCGCGACGCCGGGATAGACAAGGCAGGCACCGACCGTGATCGGGGACGGGCCGCTTGGCGTGCCGTTTGATGCCAGGTAGCCGCCGCCGAGCGCGAAGTTGTTCAGGGTGGCCGCCACGGTGTCGAGGCTTGCTGCGGCCACTATCGTGGTGCCGTCCACCCGGATCGTGGCTTGGGTTCCGCCGAAGATCACCGTGACGATCCGCGGCCCCACCGCATCGGTCACGCCGTTGCTGACGGTCGGATCAAACCCCGAGTCGCCGCGTCGATTGGCCGCCCAGTTCCCGCCCGACTCGCGCAGCGCGAAGATCTGATTGCCGCTCGCGTTGGCCGCACACCACAGCAGCCCGTTGTGGCCGGTGCTAGCCAGCTTGAGCGCCATCACGACCGTCACCGGCGTGTCGTTGCCACTGAACGCCGCCCCCGCCGCGCCGCCAAGCTCGACCAGGCATTGATTCACCCCGTCGAACTGCACGCCCAGCACGCTGCCAAACGGCGCAAGCGTCCCGCGCCGATCCGGGCCACTTTCGGAGGTGGCGGCAACCGGCGCGCTGCGGTAACTGTCGCGCCAGCGCCCACACCGCTCGCCCGACGCGCCCGCCAGCGCCCCCGTACCGGCGGCGTCCTGCCAGCGGGTGCCGGTGCGCGGGAGCCACGCAAACGGCTCAGCGACCCCCGACAGGCGGTAGTCGGGAAGGGCTGGGCCGCTGCGGCGCGGCGCGAGGATGAGGCGGCGGCGGGCGGGCGACGGCATCTAGTTGACCTCAGCCACAAGCTGCACGAAGAACTGCTGCCCGGAGGCGGGGGTGAAGGCGTCGAGGGCCTGCAAGAGGCCCCACAGCCGGGTCTCGCCCTCGGCGCACGCAAAGGCCAGGCGTGCATCGGCAATCAAGGCCGCTGCACTGTCACTCCCCGTCTGCTCGCTCGCAAGCGCAGCAAAATCCAGCCAGCCGATCCGGCTGGTGCGATTGGCCCACAGCAGCGTCATGGCGGCATTGTCGGCCGGCACGGTCGGGTTGGCAATGCGATACAGCCACAACCGAAAGCGCGCCGTGTCGGTCGCGCGGTTCGTCACCAACCGCGCCCGCACCAGATACCCGTCGCCGCCTGCGATCCGTGCGACGGGCAAGGCCATAAGCGTACTCGCCGTCGCGTTGTTCGAAACAACATCGCGCGCCGCATACGCGTTGGTATCGGCGGGCCGGCTGAACTCGGCCTCGGCGGTGATCAGGCGGCTGCCGACGGCGAGCATGTTGGCGCGCGTGCCGACCAACTCGCCGAGCGGGTCGCGCAGCTCTACCGGTGCGGGCATGGGGCCTCCAGAGGTGGTGCGCCGATTCGTGAAGCGCGAATCGGCGCACCACCGATGCTAGGACGGCATCTCGGTCGTGGCAATGACCACCTTGTCCGGGGCTTCGAGCACCGGCAGGCCGTTGGTCACGCCGCGGCCTTCGAATGTCCACGGCTCGTTCTGGGGCGTGTACAGCTCGGCCCAGCGCCCCGGTCGCCCGCCACCCTCGACACTCGGGCCGATGTGGGTGTAGCCGAGCGCCAGCTCGGGCGGCGCGGTCGATCCTGCGCCAACGATGTAGGACGTGCCGGCGTTGTTGCCCACGCCGAGCAGCTTGCCCGTCGGCAGAAACGGGATCTTCTTGGTCTGGCCGGGGTTGGCGAGGTCGTAGATCTCGCCCTCTAGCCCGTAGCTAATCAGCGTGATGGTGTCGCCGGTGTCCTGGGTGAACTGGCCCTGGGCGTTCACCCGCCGGAACGTGACCGACCCGGTGCCCTCCGCCACCGCCGTCAAGCTGTTGGCCGCGTTGTAGCGGATCACGTCGAGCGTGTCGGGGTGGACGAGCAGCGCCCGGACATTGCCGCGCAGCAGGCGACGAATCGCGCGCACGTCCACCCAGAACTTCGAAGCACTGCCACCGTAGGCGTCGTTGCCGGTGCGGCTGGTCAGCTTGTTGGCGGTGGGGACGCCGTAATCGACCAGCAGGCGTTTGCCGTTAAACGTCCAGTCGATCGCGCTCGTGGCGAGCGCTTGGCCGCGCAGCCACTCCATCGTGTCCAGGTGTGGCTGGATGATGACTTTGGCGAGGAAGTTGAGCGCCTCTTGCTGGACGAACTCGTTGGTGGGCTGGCCGGCAAACGACATCTGCATCAGCAGTTGCTGGAGCTGGCGCAGGGCCGCCTCGGGAATGCGCGAGCGATTGGCGATCTTGGCGGTGGCCTCGTCGAACGTCGAGACCTCGATAAACCCGGTCTCCGGGTATGGACTGTCTTGCCCGACCAGTCCGGCCATCAGCGCCCGCACCGTCATGGTACCGCTCTTGGCCTGGTAGTCGGGGCGGGGCACCTCCGGCAGCAGCGTGGCAAACAGGTAGCTCGCGGGCGGGCGGGCGTTGTTGGCGACCAGAAAGGCGGCCATCGCGCCCAGCGCGCGGATCGCATCAGCCAGGTTGAAGTTCATTGTAGACTCCTCGGATCAGGGTGGCATACCGCACGGATGGGGCGGCCTAGCGGCTATCGGCGTACGACCGCCAAGCAAAGCCGGTCGCGATCCCATCGACAGCCAGTTCGGTCTTGTAGGCAGCCGGGAGGACTGCCGGCGTGCCGCTGGCGTCGGGCAGCAGATTCTCGAAGATCGCGCCGCCGATGATGCAGCCGTAGCCGCTGCGGCTGGCCGCCGCGTCGCCCTCGTCGGCGGCAGTCTCGATCAGGCAGGCGGCGGCGTAGCTCGCCGTGATCGTCCCGGTCGCGGTGGCGTCCGCGCCGGTCGCCGGGAACGTGAAGGTATTGGCGTTGGGCACGCTGGCGATGACCTTCTCGCCGTTGACGTAGCTCAGGTTTGCGCCGGCGAGGATGAGGCGGTCGCCAACTTTGATCGTGTGGCCGTTGAGCGTGGCCGTGGCAACGTTGGAGGCGACCACGACGCTGGTGAGCGCGATCGCCACCACACGCGGTACGAGCAGTCCATCGGCGGTCACACCGCACACGGTGCCGGCGGCGATGCGCTTCTTGGTCTGGCCGGTTGGCAGAAAGCGAGTCAGGCTGGATGGAATCTTGGCCCAATCGACCTGCCGACCCTGAAAGCGCGCAATGCTTGCCGGGTCGATCACAAAGCCGGGGCGGCTGATCTGAAAGGTGGATCGGGGCATCGGGTCCTCCTGTGTTTGCGTGCGAACGTCCGGCGCTGCGCCGGGCTAGGACGCTTTCGGTGCGAGCGGATTGGGCGCAGCCGCGGCCTGCTGCTGCATGGTCTGGAGAAACCGCTCCAGCACGCCGCCCGCGGGCGGACTTCCCGCCGGGGCTTGCGGCGGCAGCAGGGTGCCGGTGGGCGCGGCAGGAGTAACCTGGAGCGCCGGGAGGTAGTCGGCCCAGTGCTGACGCGCGTAGTCGGCGAGCGGCACGTCCGCGCCGTTCACGACGGCCACCGCCTGCTTGACGGCCTGACCGTTGACCGTGGTCTCCCGCACGGCGATCTCCAGATCCCCCGCGCGGTCGGCCAGCACCGCAGGCTTGAAACCGGCCACGGCGGCGACATCCCGCACCAGCGACTCGCGCTGGAGGCGGCTGAGGTCAGCAGCGGCCTGCTGCGCCTGCTGGAGCTGCTGGCCAAGCGCGGCGGGGTCGGTGCCGAGCTGCTGGTAGGCGCTCCATTGCTGCGCCTGCTCAGCGGAGAGCACGAGCGCACCTTCGCCGGGCACGCGCCCCTCGAGCTCGCGAATACGGCTGCGGGCGGTGGCGTTGTCCTCGTAGAGCTGGCGCGCGAGCGCCGTGGCGTCGGCACTGCGGTTGAGCAGGTTGGCGAAGTCGGCGGGCGGGGCGGGGGCAGGACCGCCGCCGCCGGGTGCGCCAGGATCGGCACTGAAGCGGGGGGCGAACGAGCGACTCGAGTAGCGGTAGCGCACAACGATCTCCTTTACGCAGCCGCAGCGGGTGCGGCGATCGGCGGTTGCGGCGGGGCGGCGGCGCGTTCGGCAGCGATCCGGGCGCGCTCGGCAGCGATGTCGTCGGTGCCGAGACGGCTCATGGCCGTCTCGGCGCTCAGCAGGCCACGGTTGTATTCGTTGAGGATGCTCTGGCGCTCAGCCAGCGTGAGCGGCCCGGTGGTGATCCGACACGTGAACTCGGCCCGCAGGTCGGTAAAGCGGCCCGGCTGGCCGGCAAACAGCGCGGCGCTTGCCAGGGCGGCCTCCAGCAGCCAGCGCCCAGCGGCCTCAATCTGGGCGCGGGTGTCCGCCAGGCTCAGCTCGAAGTCGGCGCGGGCCTGGGCGCGGCTTTCGCCGCTCGCGCTCGCGTCGCCGGCGAGCAGGGCGTGGAGTTGCTGCGTTTCTTCCAGGATCGCGCGGTATGCGCCGCTCGCCGTTGCCTGGAAAGTGTCGGGGCGGACCGGATCGCGGTAGACGACGCTCGGGGTGGCATACCCGGTCACGTCGCCGGCGTCGTTGCGGATGGCAGCCCCCGCAATCCAGTTGGTCTGGCCAGCTCCAATACGCATTGGGCGCGGCACAAAGCGCTTTCTGCGGCCCTGGTCGTCGGGCGGCGCGCTTGGGTCGTCCACGTAGCTGCCGGGAAGCTGACCGTTGAGCACAATGCGCTCAAGGAACCCACCCTGCACGACGTTGCGCCCCTCCATCGTTTTGGCGAGGTTGAGCTGCTGCTGGAGCTGGCGCACCTGCGCCGAGACGAGCGCATCGCGGCGGAGCACCCGCAGCCACGGTTCGCCATGCAGCGGCAACCGGGCCGGCGGCGGGTCGGTGGTCGGATCGCCGCGCAGGACGCGGATGACGGTGGTGCCGTCGTCGGGATCGACGTAGCTCAGCTCGGCCGTGGTCTGCTGCCGGTCGTCGGTGGCGACATACGCCACGGCGGTCAGTTGCGTGGCGCGGTCGGTCAGGAGCACCACCTGCCCGGCGGCGGGGTGGTCGAGGAAGAGGTGGTCGAGCGCGGTGTCCAGGGATGTCACGGGCACGCGGCCATCGATGAGCCGCCCCGGCGGCACATACAGGCGCAGGCCGGCGCTGGCACCGAGCAGCAGCGTGGCCGCCGTCTTGCGCAACAGGCCGAGAGCTGCGCGCGCATCCCACCAGGCGGTCAGGATGGCTTCGGCTTCGGCAATCCGGGCGCGCTCGTCCGGCGTTGGCTCGTCGCCATCGGCGAGTGGGCGACGCATGGTGAGCGCCCAGGCCGGCTCGCGCCCGATCACGCCGTCGGCGTGCCGCCGCACGACCTCGCGCACCGCGTTCTTGCTGACAAACGCGCGCTGAATCTCCGCCAGCACCGCCGCCGCTTCCGGGTCGGTGCTGGCGGGCTGCGGGCCGGCCCAGCCCGCCGCCGCCTGCCAGTGGTCGCCGTCGTAGAAGGCGACGTTGGCTGCGAGCCAGGCTGGTCGGGCCTCCTCCACCGCACGGCGGACAGCCTCAAGCGTGATACTGTCGAACGGACTGGGCATACGGCTCCAATCGGAATAGTTGCGGTTCGGACTCAACCTACAGGCTACTATAGCCGTGCGTGGTGGCCTCCCCGCCGTCGTCGGCGTGATCGGCCCGGATCGGACGACTGAGCACCCGAAACGCGCCTGATCCGCCGTCCACCTGATCGTCGTACTTGCCCGCCGGGAAGGCGCGGTACTCGTCCAGCAGCGCCCGGTTCCAGGCACCCGCCACGAGTTTGACGTTGCCGGCCTGCCACTGGGCGGCGAACGGTTCGGCGCGCTCCACTTTGTCGCCCTGGACGGGCACCGCATACGCCGGATAACCCGCGAGTACCTTGATCACCGCGTCGGTCGACTCCTTGCCCAGGCCCGGCGGCTGCTCGATGTACTGGCGGACATGCCCGTACTGCTGCTGGTCGAGCGCGGCGGTCTCACGAATGTGCCGATTCCGTTCGTCCGCCGCCCACTGGCCGCGCACCACGTCCTCGACGTACCAGGTGCCCGTCGCGCGGTGATAGGCGAGGAGCACGCCCGCAGTCCAGTCCCCCTTCCCCGGCTTGGCCCCGGCCTTATCCCAGTAGCGCACCCGGATGCAGCCGGCGGGCACAGCCGCCGCGATCTGCGGGCTGCCGCTGAACATGCCGCCGTCGCGTGGCCGCGGGCGCTGCTGGAACAGCGCGCCGAAGAAGTAGTCGCCAATGCGCTTGTGCATCCGCTCCAGGCGACTGAGCGGGTACCGCTCCGGGCAGAGTGCCTCGCCTGGCTGTCGCCAGTCCGGGTGCACCGTGCAGCTCGCGGGATAGGTCGGCTGGTCGTCAGGGTCGGCGATGGCCGGCAGGTTGACGATGTACCAGTGCTCTGGTTCATCGTCATCGGCGACGGCCTCGCGCTCCAGCTCGAGCAGCCAGCCGGAGAGATCGTCCTCGTGCCAGCGGGTCTGGACGATGACCTGCGCGCCACCCGGCTCCTCGCGCGTCGCCCAGGCGGTGCTCCACCAGTCCTTGAGGCGGTTGCGGATGGTTTCACTACTGGCCTCTTTCCAGTCCTTGAGCGGATCATCCACGATGCCGAGGTGGTAGCCTTTGCCGGTCGCCGGGCCGCCGACGCCAGTCGCCCACAGGCCGCCGAGCGCGCGGGTCAGCCAGTATTTGACGGCCTTGGCCGCGCGACTCAGCACGCCGCCGCCGCGCACAAAGTTGTCCCGACTCGACCGGCTCAGCGTGTAGGCCAGGTCTGCGCCGTAGCTGGCAACACCGACGAAGCGATCCGGGTGCCGGTACAGGTAGTAGGCCGGAAACAGCCGGCTGACCGTCTCGCTCTTCGAGTGGCGCGGTGGCCAGAACACCATCACCCGCCGCAGCTCGCCATCGGCGACCTTCTGCAGAACGGCGATCAGTTCCTCGCAGTGGCGATAGAACACATAGCGCGGATTGACCGTTGCTATCCAGTCGCGGAACGCGAGCGGCGGCGGGGCCGCGTCGGATTGTTCATGTGCGCGCCGCCGGCGCTCCTGCTCGGCGGCAATCCGCAGCGGCAGACTAGCCGTTGAGGAGGACGCGGATCGGGTCGTCGCCGGCGGCGAGCCGGTCGATCTGCTCATTGCTCAGCTTCGCCATGTCCACGTACTGCAGCAGCGCCTGGAGCACCGTCGCCATCGCGTCCGAGTACTCCTCGGGGTCAAGCGCCTTGAGCAGAAACTCCATCGCCCGGTCGCTCTGGAGTTTGGCCCGGCCCTGGTAGGTGCGCCGGAGGCGATCGGCGGCGGCCTTGCGGGCGTCTTTGACCGCCACGTTGAAGGCCGGGTCCTCGCGCCGGTGCCGCCGGACGGTTTCGTACGTGACGCCGGCGGCCTCGCAGCCGTCGAGCAGGATGCCATCCCCGCTCAGTGCGTCCAGGAAGGCGTCGCGCCAGTCGCCATAGTCACTGCGGCGCGGCCGATCCCCTGCATGTTTTCCATGTTTATCAGCCGCCTCCTGTGCCGCCGCCAGCCGCACGTAGGTGGCCGTGACCGCCGCAGCGACGGCCTGGTAGGTCTCGTACTCGCCGAGCACGCGCAGCACCTCGGCCTCCGGGTCGCGCAGGTAGGCATCCTCCCAGACCGTCACGACGCGGTAGCCGTTGGCCCGCGCCCAGGCGAGCTTGCGCTCGTCGCGGTCGCGCACCTCGGGCCGCGTGTGCCAGTACGCGCCGTGGTACTCGAGGATGAGCGTCGTGCCGTTGATCAGGGCGTCGGCGACCCAGTTGTCGCCAAACTTGACCTGCGGCACCGCTGGCACGCCGAGCGCCTGGATGCGCGCAACAAGCGCACGCTCGTTCGCCGATTGCTCGCAGCGTTCGTCGGTCGCCGTGTGGTAGATGAGTTCACGCGCCAGATCGATCACGGCTGACTCACTTTCGGCGCAGCACCGCACGCCACGGGACTTCTCCACACAACGGGCAGACGATCCACCAGCGGTCATCCAGGCAGCGCGCTGGCGCGACCGGCCAGACGATCCCGCACTCCGGGCAGTCCACCGCGCGGTAGCACCGCCACACCCGCCGCGACTTCACGCCTGCTCCTGCTGGAGCGCGGCAATCTGGGTGTCCTGATCGGCCTGACGGGCCATAACCACACCGAGCGCATCCACAAGCTCGCGCCGCTGAAGTGCCAGCTCCCGCTGCGCGCCTTCGAGCGCCGCCAGACGGAGTTCGGCTGCCGCGCAGCGGGCTTCGAGTGCATGGAGGCGAGCGACGGTTACGGCGTTCACCTATGCCCCCTCCCGCATCTGGACGGCCATGCGCTGGATGGTCTCGCCGTAGGTCGTGCCCGGCACGGCCCACAGCCCATTCAGGTCAATCCAGCGCGGGGCAACGCCGCGGAGTCGGGCAGGCAGCGGGCGCACCGCCAGCGCCCGATCCACCAGCGCCCGCTGCGCGCCGGTCAGATCGGCATCCCGGCGGGCATAGGCCAGTAGACGACCGAGGTGTGCGGGCACGGCGTGTTCGGCCCAGGTGGCAAAGCTGATGCCGGCCTCCCACTGGTTGCGTTGCGGGTTGTAGGCCCAATCCGTGCCGGGCGGGGCATCGTGGGGCTGGCCGGCGCGGGTCTGCCCGGTCACGCCGATCCCGGCGGGATTGCGCTGCGGGCGCAGGCTCCAGAAGCTGGTCAGGTTCCCGGTCTCGTGGGCGAGTTGTGCAAGCGTACAAAACCAGTCGAGGCCGACCAGGGTTCCGAGATCGGCATAGGCGCGGACGATGGCGGCGATGGCCTGGTCGGTGTACGACGGGTCGGCGTGCCGAGTCAGATAGCGGATCGCCTGATCGCAAGTGCCGCTCGCCGGGCCGCAGATCGGCGCATCCGGGTTTGGCGCGAAGAGGTCGGTCACAAAGCGATCCCACGGGAAACCGCGCGGGTCGGTCTTGCGACCGGGACTGATGTCGAGATGGCGTACCACGTTGGCGCGCGCGATGCCGTGACGGGCGACGATCTGCTGGCTGAGCGCGAGCGCGGCCTGGTACTGCGCCTCGGGGTAGGGGTCTGAGCCGTTGTTGCGGTTCTCCAGCTCGATCCCGATCGAGGCATCGTTGAGACTGCCGTCGATGACGGTAACGCCCTGCCAGCGGCTCTTGCCCGCATGCCAGGCAGCGTTCGCCTCGTCCACGAAGTACGCGATCTGGCCGTCCTTGCCGATCAGGTAGTGCGCGCTGACGCGGCTGGCGGGGTTGGTAAACCAGGCGACCGCGCTCGCAAAGCTCCCGACCGTGGCGTGGAGCACCAGCAGTTGGATCGGCGCGCGGCGCGCAGCGTAGTTCGGACTGGCGATCTGCGCGATCACGGGCGGGGGCGCTCCACTGCGCCAGCCTCCAGCCGCGCCGCCTGGCGCTTGGCCGCAGCGGTGATGGCCTGGCGATCCAGACCCGCAGCGGTCACGGCGGCGACAATCCCGGCAAAGATCGCCTGCGCGATGGCCTGGCTGGCGAGTGCATCGCCGCGCGCGACAATCGCCAGCAGCGACAGGCCGATCCCGGCGGCAATCGCGACGATCGCGAGCGCCCAACTCGGCGCGGCGGGGTAGGCGAACTTGAGCAGGTTGACGAGCGCGGCGGCGGCGGTCGTGACGGCGGCGATGTCGATAATGGCGTCCAAAGCACTCCTCCGTTGATTAACTGCGGGCAGCAAGGGCAATCACGATGAAGATCACGAGGATGAGCAGCAAATTGACGGCGCTGAGCGCCACGCCGAGCACCGCAATCCATAGCACGCGCGTGTGGTGGCGCAACAGATCTTCGGCGTTGCTCAGCCGCATCCAGTATTCGCGGTCTTTGGCTTCGAGCTTCCCGATGCGATCGAGAACGTCAATGGCACTCATCAGCGACTCAGATGGAACACGTCCCTGTCGGCCATGCCTGCCCGTATGCGGCGTGAGTGGCGTTTCGTTGGCGCGATCCGGGTTCCGGCGAGCCGGAGGGCCGGAGGGCCGGAGGTTCGTCAGGGACGCTTCGGCAAAAACGAACGCGCGGAACGGCATACACGGGTGTGCATGCGTTCCGCGCGAGGGGTTCGCTACGGATCGGATTTAGAGCGCGTCAGCCAGGAAGGTCACGCGCGCGAGTACGATCTGCTTGTGCTCGTAGGTGAGTTCGAGCTGGTCGCGGCGGTAGCGGAAGTCGTAGTCGCGCACGAGTTCAAACAGGAGTTGCTCGATATTGGTGCGCGAATCGCCATGCGGCTGGATGTGAATCGTCGCCATCGGGCCACTCAGCGGCGTGGCGGGCGGCAGCAGCAGCCGCCCAAAGCCGGAGGCCTGGATGCGGCGGTGGAGTACGAGAATGGCGTCCATAGGGCCTCGTGGGGGAGCGGCATCAAAAAGCGCGGTCACAGCGTGTGCTGTGCCGCGCGGGGGTGCCGCTACGAAACCTGACGGCAGCATAGCACAGAGGATGGACGGGCGTGAATAGGCCGCCAGGCGGATCATGGGGATAGTACCGCCCGGTCCTACATGCATGAACACCTGTGCGAGCGGCGCAGGTACGTCATCTTCTTGACAGAACGCTCATCGGTCGCGGTGGTACACTAGCGCTATCCGTATCGCTCTCCACACCCACGTGAGGAAACCCATGCACGCACCCGACCCATTACTCACGCTCGCCCAGCTCGGCCAGCACAGCACCGCCGTGCGCCAGCAGGCCCAGACGATTGCGGTGGCCGTGCTGATCCACCGCGAGACGGGTGACGCCGCCCGGATTGAGGCCGACATTGCGGCGTTAGCGGCTGACTGCGAATCGCTCTGCACGGCGCTGCGGCGGTATCTGGCCGCGTCGGACGCTGATTAATCCCCATCGAGCGGCAGCGTGCGCCGGGGGAGCTTCAGGAGTCTGGCGGCCCGCTGCTTGGCGCGCTCGCCACGGCGGTCGTAGCGGCTGGTGGTCTTCGGATCGGCGTGGCCGGCGAGGCGCTGGGCCGATGCGATGTCTGCGCCGGCGTCAAGCAGATCGGAGATAAACGTGCGCCGCAGATCGTGAGGCCGGACATCGGTAACGCCGGCTTCCTTTGCTCGGCGGGCGAGAATGTCCCGCACGCCCTGGTCGGAGAGGCGTGTCGGCGCGAGTCGCCCGCCCTTGCGGGCGCGGACGAACAGCGGGCCGCCCTCGCGCCCGCGCAGCACCAGGTACTCGCCGAGCAGCTCGGCCGCGTCACCCACATAGACGATCCGCGTCTTCTTGCCCTTGCCCCGGATCGTCAACGCCCCGGTGGCCGGCGTGTAGTCGGCCACGTCGATCCCGGACGCCTCGCTGCGCCGCAGGCCTGCCGCGTAGAGCAGCGCGATCAGGGCCGCGTCGCGGACCCCCGCCGGCGTGCTGTCGGTGGCGCAGGCAGTGAGGAGCGCGCGCAGCTCGTCCTCCTCCAGCGCCCGCCCAGCCAGCACCGTCTCGCCGTTGATCGGCTTCAGGTCGGCAGCACGCTCGTAGGTCTCGCGGTCAAGCAGGCCAAGCCGCCAACTCTCCTCCAGCACGCGGCGGAGTGCTGCCAGCATGCGGTTAGCGGTTGCCGGCGCGTAGGTGTCTTGCAGCCAGGCCCGCAGCACCGTGGTGTGGGCGTAGCGGAGCTGCGGCCAGGGACAGGCGAGCGCGTCGGTCGCCCCGAGCTGTTTGGCGATCTGGTCGAGCGCCGAGCGCTGGGTGCGCCGGGCGCGGGTGGTGAGGCCGGCGAGGTAGACGGCAGCGGGGTTGGCGGCGAGTGTGGGGAGGGCGGCGGACGCGGCCAGATCGGTGGGGGCACGGGCCAGGTCTGCTGGTGGGGGAAGGGTAAGCGGCGGCATGGATAACCTGTTTAAAGTAGCGTTTTCGTCAGTTATCCATGAGTCTGCCATGCCGGCCTCTGACGATCTATCCCCCGCTGCGCCCGATTCACGCTGGACATGGTTGGGCGGGCGGCGGGGGACGAGACGACTAGGATTCGTGTTGCGCCGCGCCTACCGCCAGATCCGCACGCCGAGAAGCGCGGCACCGATGAGCACCACAACCAGGAAGACGATCGATGGTGCGCCCACCGTCATCGCATACCACGCGAGCGCGAGCGCAACGACCGCGCCAATGGCGAGCACCTGTTGCGAGGTCATGCGCTCCCTGCTTCCTGCTCCAGTCGCGCGACCTCGGCTCCGAGCTGCGCGATCGTGAGCGTCGCTGTCGGCGGCTCCAGGTCGAGCTGGGCGTGCAGCACCTCCAAGCGCATCCAGAGGCGGAGGCGCGGCGAGCGATCGGCGTCTGGCGCGGGCGAGCGGAGAAGAGGGTCGGTCATCGGATTCTCCTCACGGCTGTTCGGGCAACTCACCTGCCAGATCGGGACGATTGGCCAGAATCGTCTCGATGAGCGCATCCCAACGCTGCGTGTGCTGAATCTGCTCGATGAGCGCGATCACCCTATCCGCCGGTGTCTCACCTCCGAGGTTGTCGTAGGACATGTTGAGATCGAAGCAGATCGCCCGCAGTTCGCCGGCATTGACCCGTGTTGTGAGCACGCGGCGCAATTGCACGCGCGGCGCAATGTGCGGCTTAGGGCGCGCATCGGCATCAACAAAGGCGTAGGCGTTTCCCAGTAGCGTGTAGGTGCTTCCGGGGGAGGCCCGCGACTCTGTATCGAACATGCTGCGACTCACCTGTAGCATATCCTCACCTACAAACCCTCTATCGCTCGCGAGGAGTGTCGTTCCATTCGCTCCCCCGTAGATGGTGAACGTTTCACCAAGCTGGTCGGCCCGAACTGCCTCGACAATCGACCTGAGAGCCGCCTTTTGCTGCTCAGTCAGTATCACCGTCATAACCGCCTCGATTGCCAGCACGGCTTGATCGGCGCGGCGTGCGCTGCTACAATGCAGCCGCGCACCTGCGCACAGACGAATACACGCAGACGCCCGCCCCCATGCTGCCAGGCGTAGGGCGGGTGTTCTGTGTCGGGAGTATAGCACGCCCTTTCGGGCACCACCATCAACTGCCCGCACGTCGGCTGCCGTGCGGGCAGTTGATGGTTTCGTTACGCCATCGACGGCCGCTCCGGAGAGCACCGCCCCTGACTCGGCCGAGTCAGGGGCGGTGCGTTCGCGCGCAAACCTATTCCGTGCGCGCTGCTGCGCGCACCAGATTCAGTGTCAGCAGTCGCTCCAAAATCTGTTCGTCGGTCAGATCCTGCGGCCAGCCGTAGGCGGCGAACATCGTCTGATCGAGCAGCGTCTGCACCGTCTCTAGCCAGGCGGGGCGCTGGCTGGAGAGGTTTGCGAGCGTGCGCTGCGTCAGATCGACATCGGGCGATCCCGGTGCAGTCAGCCAGTGGGTACGGATCTGGATGAGATACCGTGCGGCAAGCACAATATCCATGAACCGCTGGTCGCGTACCGGCTCGTGGCCGCTCGGCCAGGGGAAGGGGAAGGTGTCGGCGCTACGCATAGCCGCCCAAACCGCGAAGATGCGCGCGTGCTGCACGCCAACGACATAGCTTTCTTGGTCGCTCGTGCCACCGTTCACCACGACCCGCTCCTACCCGGTCAGTTCGTCAAGGGTGTGTTGGTCCGCCCGGACGCCAGCCCGCGGCGCGGCCTTGTGGATGAGCGCCGGCGGGGGCATCTGGACCGTCGCGCCAGCCAGGAGCTGCGCCACCGTCAGAATCTGGAGCTTGGGGTAGGTGCGCTGCCAGCCCGGTGAGCGGTAGACGCCCGCGGCGGCCGCCTCGGCGAGCATGTCGCGCGTCGGCGGCTCCAGCGTGACGAGCACCCCCAGGGGAGCGGTCTCCCGTTCGACGACGCCACGCAGATCGCGGACGACCGCAGACGACACTCCACCGCTCTTGACCTGGACCATTGCCCGCTTCACCGCGCCGTTCGCCTCGTCCACGAACGGGATCAACCCGTCGATCCCCCGATCCGCACCCTTCTTGCCCTGCTTGCTCCCGGCCTCCTGGCCGAGCGGACGGGCACGCACAAGCGAGAGCGCCCACCACTGGAACTGGTAGCGGTCTTGCTGCGCGAGCGCAACCGCACCGGCGTGGTCGGTCGGCTCGCCGCGCACGGCGTAGGTCAGGCCGGGGTAGGTGGTGGCCAGGCGGCTCTTGATGATGGCGATCGCCAGGTGGGTCACGTCGATGCCAATCCACCGGCGGCCAAGGCGCTGGGCGGCATCGATCGCTGTGCCGCAGCCACAGAAGGGGTCGAGCACGACATCGCCAGGGTTGGAGCTGGCCGCGATGATGCGTTCCAGGAGGGCGAGGGGCTTCTGGGTTGGGTAGCCGAGGCGCTCAGCGGCCTGCGAGTTGAGGGGTGGGATGTCGGTCCAGACGCATTGCAGTGGCTGGCCTTTCATTTCATCCAAGTAACGCTTATACCGTGGCACTGCGCCAGGGCGGGGTTGCACGATGCGCCCCTCACGATACAAACGCTCCATGTTCTCGCGAGAATATCGCCAGTAGCGGGTTACGCCGAGAAACTCGAATGACGCATTGCCCTTTGCTGCGCCGCCGGGTCCCGTGATGTTGTCAAGCTGATAGCGACGGTTTGTTTCTGGCTCGATATGGGAATACTTGTCCTCGATGTAGTCCTCATCATAGGGAAGGTAGGGCTGCTGCCAGGTATAGCCATCGGAGCACGTGTAGAAGAGGATCGTGTCGCTGTTCCGGCCGTAGTGTTGAGCACCCTGACGTGTATTGGCATGGCCACTCGTGCGCTTCCAGACAATCTCATTCCGAAAGCACTCCGGCCCGAAAATCCCATCCAGCACAATCTTCAGGTAGTGCGAGGCCGTTGGGTCGCAGTGCAGGTAGAGGCTGCCCGTCGGCTTGAGCACGCGCTTAAGTTCGACCAGGCGTGCCGTCATCATCACGAGGTACGCCATGAGGTGCCCGGTTCCAAGCAGTTGGCGCAGCGCCCCCAGCAGCGCGGCCACGTCGGCATCGCCGAAGGTCACGAGATCATCGAAGAGCCGTGCGGTCGCTGGCCCCCAGGCCCAGGTATCCTCGAACGCCTGCACCTGGGCGTCGCTCGCCCGGCCGTCGGCGTCCTTGTAGAGCAGGTTGTAGTTTCGGGAGCTATTGAAGGGGGGATCGAGGTAGATCAGATCGACCGACGCATCGGCGAGGTGCTCGCGCAGCACGGGGAGGTTATCGCCAAAGAAGAGCGTGTTGTCAGTGATGGGTGTGGGCATAGATGTGCAACTTTGACGTGTAAAACGAACGTTCGACGTGGTATCGAACGTGGCCGTATCTTTTTATACTAGCAGGCTTGTACCGATATACAAGAAGTGGTTTTCGTGACCATCATTGCAATTTCTTCAATAAACTGGTGGTTTCTGCTAGATACGCCCATAATGCGAGCGAGAACGAACAAACCAGCGGATTGTGACACGAAGATGTCACAATCCGCTGGTTTGTTCGCATCTGCGCCCCTACTCCGCCGGCGTCAGATCCGCCAGCGCCAGATCACTCGGCGACGCCTCGTAGGCATCCGTTGCCGCGTTGTAGACCAGGCGCAGCCAGCGATGGGGCCGCGCCTCCTCCTGGAGGTAGACCGGCTGGCCGTCGAGGGTGTCGAGCCGCCAGGTGCGCGGGATGCTGCTGGCCTGGCGCGCCTCGACCACGGTGCCGTCCGGCAGGCGGTAGTGCGCGAAGTCGGTCAACATCTACTCCTCCTCCGTCGCCAGCGCATCATACATCCGGCGCACGATCCCGCCCGGATCGCGGAACTGACGCTTCGCGTCGTCGTAGTCGCCCCACACCTGGCTGAGCCGGTAGAGGTAGCGCCCCAGCCCAAACGCGGCACACGCCCGCTTGAACGCCTGTGCCTCGGCGCTTGTGGCCGGGTTCTCGTCGCCGGCAGCAATCGGGTAGTCGCCCACGGCGCTCTTCGTGACCCCGAGGATTGTCAGCTCGCAGGCGATCCCGCGCTCGGCAACGAGATAGCGGAAGTTCCAGCCCGCCGGCCCCACCACGCGATCGAGCCGATCTTGATAGGCCCGCATGTCTACAAACGGCATGGCGAGCGCGCGGGCGCGGTCTTTTGTGACCGCGCCTGGCTTCAGCTCAACCAGGCGCGGCGCAAACGGCTTGACCAGGCGCGGGAAGGCCGCGTCGAGCGTGGTGGCCGGCGCGGGCGGAGTCTTCTCGGCGGGCGGAGCAGCGGGCGGGGCCGCTGGTGCCGGTGCGCTCGCGGGCGACTCGGCAAAGAGCGCCGCGTCAGCCGCCGCACGCGGGGCGGGAGCGCGCCGGGCATCTTCGGGCACGCGCGGCGCGCGGCTGGGGCTGGCGGTTGCGCGGCTGGGGGGAGTGCTCATGATGACGTTGCTTCCTCTCGTTGATTACAACCAACCGCGCCAGATCGCGGCGCAGTTGACTTAGACCAGCAGCACGCCGGCCAGTATCAATCCAACCAGTATGATGATACACGTCGCGTACACCCACCGCCCATCCCCCGCCGGCTCCAGCTCCGCCGGCAGTGTGGCCGCGTAGGCCAGCGCGCAGGTCTGGCACATCTTCCGGTTGCGATGGTCGGTCGCGAGGATCGCCGCCCGCCGCCGGCAGTGGCCGCAGCGGGCGATGGTCTGATACGTCATGGTAGAATGCTCCTTGTCTTCTTCCGGGGGACACACCGCCAGCGGGGGAGGTACGAACTCCCCCGCCGGCAACCGCCGCTGCCTACCGTTCCACCGCCAGCCGCGCATACAGCGCCCGGTTGTCCCACTGCCGGGCATAGAGCGCCAGCTCCAGCGCGTCCAGCCAGGCGTCCACCCGCGCCGTCTCGTAGGCCGCAGCCACGTCGCGCAGCGCGCGCAGCCGCAGCGCGGCCTCGTCGGTGGCAACGACGACCGGGAGGGCTTCGGCCTCGGCGATCTCGTGGGCGAGCGCGAGCAGGTCGTCGTCATCGTCAGGGTGCATGGGGGTGTCTCCTTTCGTGTTGGGGGCGGCGCTTCGAAGCGCCGCCCGATCTGCGTTTACGACTCGTTCGGTTGCATCAGGGTCACGACCGGCGCACCATCGTCGCCAGGGCCGACAACGGCCTTGACCCAGTAGCTGTGCTTGCGCGAGCTGCCCACCTGCATCAGCAGCTCGTACCGGCACGTCGGCTGATCCGGCCCAAGACGCCGGGCGGCCAGCCGGCCCATCCACAGCACATCCCACAGCCGGCCCTCGACACTGGCGATCCCCGCCAGCCGCTGCGGGATGTCCTGGATGTCCTTCCACAGCGCCGCCGTGAGCGCGACGGGCCAGGCAAAGCCCGCCTCGCGCGCCGTCGTCGTCACGTCGATCAGGGTGCCGTCGCGCAGGGCGTCGGCGCGGGTGTAGGCGAAGATCGGGGTCTCGTCCATTGGGGGTGGCTCCTTTCGTGTTGGGGGCGGCGATCCCACTGACCGCCGCCCGGTCTACCGCTTACCCGTCGAAAAACACCGTCCCTGTTGCCACAGCCTCGGCGATAATGGCCGCATCGTCGCGCCGATCCTCTGCCGGGAGCTGCGCCTGGACGTATTCCAGCCAGGCATCCGCGCGACACACGGCGGTGCGAATGGCGGCGGCCTCGGTCTCGTGCGTGATGAGCAGCCGATCCGCGCGGATCCCCTCGGGGAGCGCATCGTCGATCTCGGCTCCGTAGCGCACGGCGACGGCGCGGCTGTCCACCACCAGGACGCGGTGCTTGGCCTCGTAGTACGCCTCGGTGGTGATGCGGACGGTGAGCTGGTGGCGAAACACGATGGGCGTGTACCGCTGGCGCACCGTGACGTGCGGCATGGTGCATGCGTGAGTCTCGGTGAAGATGCGTCGCATGGGGTGTCTCCTTGTCGCTTGGGCGGCGTCCACAGCGAACGCCGCCCGACTTCCTGCCTACCACACCAGATGATCCGACTCGGCAAACGTGATGACGCGCGTAAACAGACTCGCCCAGTCCGCTTCGTCGAGCCGGCCCACCGCGCCATCGTCGAACGACCCGCCGCCTGCGGCGGCAGCGTCGAGGCCGTCATCGTCGCGATCCGCAATCTCGCCCGCGCGCTCGTGTCCTTCCACCAGCGCGTGATGCCGACAGAAGATTCCTTCCGTGCCGGCCTCGCACGAGCAGCGCCAGATCCCACCCTCCTTCCAGAGCCGATGCACCACCGCAGCGCGCGTCGCGCTCGCCACCGTCGCACTCCGCCCGTTCCACACCACCCGCACGCCGTCCTGGTGCATGCGGAGCGCCCGGACATAGGCGTTGCGCTGCGCCGTGAAGTACTTCTTCTCCGCCTTGGCATCCGGCTCGCCCTGCGCCCGGCTGAGACGGTCAATGGTGATCTGAATGTCGGTGATGATCTCTTCGAGTGCGGCGGTGATGCGGTCCATTGCGGTGCTCCTTGCTGCGATGTCTTACTGATACTTCGCGTCGTAGTGCGCCACCCACCGGACGATCTCGCCGTCCGTCCAGGTGCCGTCGCGCCGGGTCAGCATCTGGCGCACCAGGTCGGCCCGATCCGCCGCCGTGTACCACGCCCGCCAGCGCCGCGCCCGCTCCGCCCCGTCGCAGGCCAGGAACGCATCGAGGTCGATGCGGGCGCTGGCGAGCGTGCGGCGGGTGTCGGTGAGCATCTGGGCGGTGAGGGCGGTGGCGGTCATTGGATGTGCTCCTGGTGTGCTACTGTTTCCGATTGACTGAGAACAGTATACAGCCAACGCAAACAAAAGTCAACCGTTTTTGGTTGACTTTGAGAGCGGATCTGATAACAGATCGTTCATTTTTGATGGACTGAAAGGGGTTGACAACAAAGAGGGTAGCGTGATAGAGTCAGTAGCGTCAGCAGAGGAGGTTAAAACCGATGAGCATTCGACTGCGAGTCAGGGAGTTTTCGGAGGCGCGCGGCATCAATCAGGCCCAGCTCGCGCGGCGGTCTGATTTGGGGACGAACACTGTCTATGAGCTGTGGCGCAATATCCGAACTGAGAACGTGCGGATTGGCACTATCGTGCGGATCGCAGGCGTTCTTGGCGTGAATTGGTGCGATCTCGTGGAAGTCACGGTAGATGAGCCGCTGCCGCGCGGTGAAGAGCCGACGGCAACAGCACGCCCCTGGGGAGTGGCAGCCCAGCCTACCGGCTGAAGCACCCCCAGGGGCGTTTTGTGGCCTTCGGTGTGGTCCCGCCAAGAACTACCACCGAAGACCCGATAGAGCCGTTCCCCTTGTCCTCAACAGGCTTCCCTGCTGCGACTCAGGAACGACAGGAAACAATCGAAAGGAGGTCCGTCTATCGCCACCTTCACCGCTGGCACCGCCAGCGCCCGCTTCACGCTAGGAACGCAGGCCGATCAGGTGCGCGTCGAAGTGGAGCATGAGACCGCAGTGCAGACACCGCACTTGCAGCTCCGGGTTGGTGTCGCCACGAACCGGCACCGTTCCATCCGGGAGGATCGTCAGCGGCGCAACGATTTCACCTGTCTCGAAGTGGTCGTGACCGCAGGCGAAGCAGCGGAAGTCGGGTAGTTTCTCGGCCATGTAGGATCGGAACCGGGCAAGCTGATCAGGGTTGAGCGCCATGTATCGAATCTCCGACCAAGCGCCTCACCTTCCTGCTGCGAACAGGTCAGAAGATGAGACCGGAAACAACCACGAAAGGAGCGAACCGACGAGCGAACTGACCGAGACCGACGTGCGCCGCATCGTGCGCGAGGAACTGGCGGCGCTGCTCGCCGAGGTTGTCCAAGCCGCCCAATCGCTTCCCGCGCCGGCGTTCGCCTGGGATGACCAGGTGAAGACCTACGGCTACACCGGCTTGCGCGGGCTGCGCCTGGCGCTCACGCTCGATGGCGAACTCGCGGTCACGGTCGCGTCGGACGCCTCAGTCGCGGAGCGGATCTACATCAAAGCCGCCCCCGGCGAGGTCGTAGGCATCGAGATCGACCATCGTGACCGCGGCACAGTGCGCGCACCGAACCAGCGCGAGGCGTACGAGCGTTGCCGTGCCATCGCGGGCGACGGCTGGGAGTGACACCAGGCGGTGGCCGGTATAGCCAGCAGTCTGCTGGCAGCTCGGGCACCAGCCACCGTCGAGCTGGGTGGTGCGCCGGTGGAAGATCCGGTCGAACGCCCGCCACTCGTCGCGTGTGAGCATGTTTCCAACCCCTTTGCACGGGACGGAACCAATCGAAAGGAGACCCGCCACGAGCGAGACAGATCAACCACGCGGGACGCTGATGTTCAACACCGCGAACGCCGTCCAGCAACTCATCGCTGAGGCCGTGCGCGACACGCCGGCCATCCAGCAGACACTCGCCGCCGAGCTGCGGCCGCTCATCCGCGAGATCATCGTGCAGGAGCTGCCGCAGATCCTCGCCGAGCAGGGCGCGACGGTCAGCGCGCTCGTGGATCGGGTGCTGGCGGCATCGCTCACGGCAACGTCTCAGCAGCGCGCGCGGGTGCGTGAAACGTTTGCGCCTGTGCCCAGTACGCCAGCAGATCCCGATGCGCCTGGCGCACCTGGTCAATAAACCGCTCGCTCAGGCGCACGTCGCCGGCGGTGCGGTTGGTGTCAATGACCAGACCGCTCACGGCGTGAGTCTGGCGGTCGGCATCGGTGAAGAGCGGCGGGACATCCGGTGCGTCGAACGGCGGCGCAAACAGCGGCGGGGCACCGTAGAACTTCCAACACCACTGCTCGTCAGGCGTTTGGAGGTACCACTGCACCCGCACCGAGAACACGGCTGTGTCCATCTCGGACGGAAGCGGAACTCGCGTGATGTCAACGCGCATCATCACCTCACGGGATGGGGGATAACCTAAGGTCGACCCTTCCCCAGCATCATCGGTTTGACGCTGTGGACCCCGCCGGCGCGCGGGGTGGGTTTCGTATTGCCGGAAAACCCGCGCTGTGGTTCAGCGTTGCACGGCTCTCGCCGTGGCGCGGGGATGCACGTTGACAATCGAGGACGTTGACCTCCGGCCAGGATTGCCGGGGACGAACCACGGCATGCGCGTGCGATGCGCGTTTCCGTGTTCACGACTGCGGCCCATCCGCGTGCGTCGGCCCAGCGACATGGAGATCCCAGTAGAACCGGGCCGCCGGGTCGTAGAGCAGCGGTACGACCCCGACCGGCCCGTGGCGATGTTTCGCGATATGCACTTCGACCACGCGCGGCGCGGCAAGATCGGGAAGCTGCTTCCCGTCGAACAGATCGGGCTGGTGTAAAAACGCCACCACGTCCGAGACGGCGTCAAGCAGCTCGGCGTGGCCCATGTCGTTGAGGGTCAATGGTCGGTAGCTCGGTGCCAGCGGCAGCAGGAGCGAGGTGACAATCGAGACCTTCAGCGTATTAGCGATCTGCCGGAGGCGCTGGCAGATCAGGCGTGCTTCCTGGTCGATCGGCAGTGTCAGCGTGGTGCCAATCGCCAGATAGTTATCAATCACGATGAGGCCGGGCGGCTCGCCGAGTGCGGCCATCTCGTTGCGGATGGCGCGCTCGATCCACTCGACGGTGCGGATCGAGTCGTTGATGAAAATGTCGGCGTGATACCCATGCCGATAGAGCGGCACAAACCGATCGCCTCGGCGCGGCAAGGTGCGGTAGAACGCATCCATCCGTTCCACGTGCCGACGCAACTCGTGTTTGGTCTGCTCAAGGCTGAGGAAGATCACTGGCTGACCCTGGCAGACCGCGACGTGGTAGGCCATCGTCAGGAGAAAGCTGGTGCGGTCGTCGCGCAACCGACCGGCAACCGTAAAAATCGACTGCGGCTCGATGCGCCCAAGAATGGTGTCGAGATCGCGAAAGCCGGTGCTGGTACGCAGTGCCATAGGAGCACTCCATGCGGGAACGGGAACTCTACGATCCGAACCTCGATACTGCGGTCTATCAAGCGACACTTGCCGTCGCGCGGGCCATTGGCACGCAAACACCCGCGCTGAGCACCAACATAACGCCGATCATCGACGCCGAAGCCGAGCTGACTCGACTCATCGGGCGGAGTGCTGCCGCTGGTCTCGTAGCCGCGCTGTATCGCATCATCGAACGACCGCCCATCTGGAAGCAGCGCCGCCGGCGGCTGCCGTTTGAACGGCACTTCACCCGTATCCACCCCAGCCGGGTAGTGTTTACCGGCGTGTGGACGGGTGAGCGCCGGTAA